TGTACCTTTATTTATACATTTTTAAATCACAGTGCGAGGATTTATTGGACCTTTTTTAACTTAATTTTACGAGATTTATTCTGGTTGTGTGGGCCAAGTCACTTGATCTATATTTGTCACCCCTGAGTTATTTTCAGGAACATCTCTTAAAGATTGTCTGTAATCTATCCATTCAGACTTTTTAGAATCTGTTAAAGGACTATCAGTGAGAACTGACCAATCAGAATTGACTAAACTAATATTTCTCTGAGATCTTATCTCCGAAAATAAAGAATTATAATCTACTTCCCAATTACCCGAAACCCATTTATAGTAACTATCAGGACGAGATTCTCTTGATATCCAAGACTCGGTGTCCAAATTATACCATTTTTTACTCATTATATCATTACTATCTTCATTTTCTGGTATTATTACACATGTTTGTCCATTAGGATAAACTTCTAAATGTGTATACTGAGAGTTTGAACCTGGCGATATTATTCCCTGAAGTTCTCCCTCATTGTTTATAAATCCAAATCTATGTGCCATTTTTTTTTCCTTTCTTACCATGTTCCATCTGTGTTTATTGTATGTTCGCCATTTCTTACATAAAAAATAGCCCAGTCTTTCTCATAAGAAATAGGTGAAGCATCTACACTAGCAGTTCCTCTTCCTGACGGTTTAGAGTAATTAATCATTCTTATCTCATTATCATCATAGTTAAATTCGCAACTTATTTGTCTACGCGTATTTCCATTATAATGATTACTTGCGGTACCATTTACCATAACATAATATCTACTCATATCTAGATTAGAATCCATATAAAATGATTGATAATATTGAGATATAGCACCATTGACAGGATTAATTTTTATATTAGTTCCGGTAAATTTTCCGGTCGCCATTAATTCTGCTGTAACATTTAAGTCTGAAGCTGAAAACAAAATATTACTAGACGAAGTACCCTCTCCATCATAAATAATTAAACCATAATCAGAGGGAGTAATTCCAGAAGAACTTTGCGCCAACAACTCTCTCCAAACAACCCCACCTTCGCTAGCATTAGGCATACCATTGGAACTCCTACCCCAAGATCCGTTTGACTGTCTGCTTATTCTGTGACCATCTCTATAACTAGTGTTTGGGACATAAAGGCCGGGTCTAGCAATAATTAAATTACCACCAGAGTAACCACTTACAGGAAAGGCATTCTGAGCCCCAGCACCAACACTGGCGATTGCTGTACCATGTTGACCACAAGCTAAGAAAGAACCTCCTTGTTCGGTATCTAAAAGTGTTCTATCACTGGAATTTTTTATTTTTAATCCATATGTCATTGGTTATCCAGTCCTCATAATAATATAGTCAAAACTCATAGATGCGCCTAAATTATTCGTAATAGTAAATTGATCGGTAGATTTTGTCATTGTCCACAAATCATGACTAGAATCTGCATTCCAAAGCGATGCATCTGGATTTGGTGTTACAAAAACTTGAAAGTTATCATCGTTTACCAATCCAGTAAAGGGTACAGTAACGGAGTTTGAATGAGATATATCACTTGTCGTTCCGGAAGCCAAAAAACGACTACCCCTAGAACTAGTGAATATAAGTTGGACTCCATTAGGACCATAAACCTCAAAACCATAACTCATATTATACCGCCAGATTTCCTAATTGAACTCTTAGTTGACCGGTAGAATCAAATATCTTTGTAACATCATCTTTCATTTCCATGTGAGCACCTGATAGGTTTGCACCTATATCTAGGTTACCTGTAACTTTAACATTCGTTAATGTTGCACCATCAGCATCAACACTGAAAGGAATTATCGGAGCGTCAGTGGTGCTGTCTGGATTTATAATTTTAAATTTATCAGCGGTAAGTGCAAAATCGGCTTGTTGACCATCGTTTCCAAACTGGATGCCCGCAAACCTTGGGTCGGATTCCGTTCCAGCAATTAATTCTAAGTTCCAACTCGCAGTTGTGTTGCCGATATTATCTATACTAGTTTGTAATGTTTGTTCTGCAGCAGCGATATCAGTTCCGATTTTTGTTTCTAAAGCTGTAGTTTGTGCAGAATTGGCAGCAAGTATTTTTCCATCAATAGTAGCTTCTATACTGGTTGTAAGGGAATCTGTCGCACTCGCAATAGCTGTCTGGGGGTTTCCATTAGAATCTAAAAGAGGATCTCCATTCGAATCAAACATGAATACCGCATTGTCTAATTCAGTAATATCTCCACTGAGAGAATTTATTGTATTACCTTGAGTGTCCACAGTTGAAGAAAGACTATTTCTTGCAGATGCTTCCGCATCTATACGTACACCTAGATCACTATCGATAATTAATAATTGTGATTCTACCGAATCTAGAATTTGTGAAAATACGACAAGACTGTCTGAGTCAGCATCAATTCTAGATGTGATACTTGAATTTGCTGAAGTTACGGCAGAAATCAACGCATCTGAGTCGAAACCATCAAGAACTAACCCATCCACACTAGCTTGAGTTGCCGTTATTTGTTGTGAAAGGACCGTAATACCACTATCAGTAGAATTTATACTAGTTGTCAGTGAAGATATTGCAGAAGCATTTGCTGCAATACCAGCTTCTACATCAGTAAGATCGACATTTAAATTTGTAGTGATATTATTAATGTAGTCTTCATTTATAATTGTTGTGAAATAGTCCGAGTCTAGAATGTTATTAACAATATTAGTAACCGAAGAAGAGTCAACACTAGAAAAAGTTCCAGTTTCTACTAATTCAAAGTTTTCGTTTATCTTGTCAACTGCCGCGTTGACATTGTCTGCAAGATCTACTATTTGTATTTGATTATTTCCGTGACTCATTTTTTATCCTCTACTAAACGAAAAAGTAATTCTTTTATATCTTTCATATCATTTTTTAGTGTATCTACATCACTCGAAAGATTTTTAATCACTTCAGTCTCTTTATTTTTTATACTTTTTATCTTCTTAGCTCTTGCAATTTCATTACGATTGGTATTCAAAATTGCCCCCGTTCTTTTATCACGAACTAAATTTGTATGTCCTTGAACCTGTACATGTTTCATTATACTACTAACGCAATCGCCCTCAAGTCTTGAATAGTGGGAGACTTAGATGAATTCATCGATTTCATAACAAGTTTTACCTGAAATGCTGAAAACTGAGTTGTGTTATGTGTAAACTCATAGTCTCTAAATGTGTCTGGATTATCGTCACTAGGAACTGGTTCATCTATAGTAACCTGTATCCAATCTGAATCAGATAACTTATCCTCATCTGCAGCTGTTTTAACATATACTTCAAAATTTGAAGTAGATGGTCTGTTTGCTGCAAATATAACTTTCAATCCTTCCGAAGCATCATCGATCACCGTTGGGGTTGTTATATGTTGAGCTGCATCATTATTATCTATCACATTCTCTAACGCTAATACAGATACCCTTTGTAAATCAATTATTGGTGAAACTTTAGAATCTTGCGTATTAAGTGATAACGTAAACCCAATACTTTCACTAGAGGAATTATCTATAGAAGCAATAACCTTTGGTTCATTATTAGAATTTACATTATTTAAAAATACAGATGTCGAACCGACCGCATTGTAGTTAGCGATAGTGCCATTCGAATTGGAACGATCTGTACCAAAAGACGCTCCTGAAACTTGACTCACAACGGCTGAGATACTAGTACCGTTTGGAGTTATTGTTTGGATTTGTGGAATGAATACATCATACATTGCTTGTTTTGTAACAACAACATTGTTTCCTCCACCCACTAAGTCAGAAGAACTCCCACTTGTTATGATATTATAACCCTTCCATGTGGGATTAGATATTGTGAAACTTCCATTAATATCCGAATCGGTTAAGTCCCCAAAAGCATTGACATTAGATAAGGTAACAGTATCATTATGTACAAATCCATGGCCTTCGTGATATACTTCTACTGAAGTAGAACCAGCGGTAGTTTCAATAGGATTGTTTTGTAACGTGACCTTTGGTAAAGACTCATTACTCAATAGAAGAGTTCCCGAAGAGCTGAATTCTGCTCGGTCTAATTCAAACATTAAGTCTTTAGTTTGGTCAGGCGTCCATGTTGATCCATTTTGTGATAAGAACAAAGAACCTAAAGTTGGTTGTCTCGATACTTTATCTTGTCTAGATCCCACAATAGTCTGTGAAGTTTCTGCCACATAAACATTATAGTCTACTGATTCGGCCAAAAGAACGACTGCATATTCTTCACCACTTGTCAAATAAATCGGTTCGTCAAATTCTACTGTAGTGAAGTTTGATTCGACACTAGACATGGTGGTATTTGCATCGAAGGTTGTTGTAGTAATATCTGAAGGATTTACAAACTTGACCGCGCCTGGTATTATGTTGGTTGTGGGAATACCATTTTCCACTGGTCTTATTTGAACCTGTAATGGAATTACACTATCTTTACTTTCAACAAAGATACGAACTTTAGTTAAAAAGATCCCATTAGGATTTTCTATTTGATCTATGAAAAAAGTTTGAGCGAGAGGATCTTGTCTGCCCATTATTCTATCCATCACACGAGTTGTTCTTACAGTCCTCTGTACAGTTTCTATCGTACCTGTAGAAGTATAAGTTGCACGTGTTGACGACATTGCCTCAGACTCATCATTTACACTCACATCTAGTAATTTAAATACTTGTCTTCCAGTTCTAAAGCTTAGACTTGATGTGTTAGGAATAAAGAAACTACCGTTCAATTCACCTTTAGAGTCTGTGACTAAATCACCCTTGCCACCTAGTGCGCTAGGATATTCTGATTCATTAGAATATTCAGTTCCAAATTCTTGAGAGGCATCTGCGAATCTTGAGAAAGAAGTTTCTGGTCTTACCCAATCACTGACAGATTCGTTCCCAAAATAGGCAAACATTTTGGTGTTAGGTCTCAATCCTTTTGCGGAAAAGTTTACAATCCTAGATCGCATGAATGGAACTATTTGCACATCTGCAATTCGTTCTCCCACAAATTCTTGAATTGATCTAGCAATAGAACTAGTAGGAATGTTTCTAGAAGTTTCTAAAGAACCTAGTAAGGGCCTAGTTTCTAAATCTTCTCTGACATCTTCAAATCTTCTTACGTTCGTTTGCATGACATCTGGAAGACTACTGGTTTCTACCCACTCGTCTGAAGAAGGGGAAAGTTCTAGATGTCCAGTTTGAGTTATTACCGCGAACGGATTTACGTTCATAGTTCCAGTAGCCAATTTTTGTGAAACTATATTAACATGTGTATAAGGTAGAGTCGTGACATCTCCACTCTTTGCAATATTGTTTGAATTGTTACTAGAAGAATATGAGAGACGAATTAAGTTTTCTCTGAACGAAGGTCTTAACTGGTTGAATGGGTTTATAGATGCCCTATAGTTTTCGTTGTTGATATCTGAGAAATTGAAAGTACTAAAATTGTCAGCAATGAATCCAGCCTTTGTTCGAGGATTACCGTTTGCATCGAGAACCGTTAGTGCATTTGTGTTTGTTTCTAATAAACTCAAAGTGGTAAGTTCATATAAATTTGTCACTCTTTCTTCAATTTTTCCTATATCCTTCATTGTAAATCTTTTATTAGAAACAAAGGAACTAGTTAGATCTGAAGAATCAAAAGTATATGGGTTTAGTTTGAACTTATAAAGAGCCAAAGAACTGGTTGGTATTTCTGGTTCGCGAGGAACTTCAGCTGGTTCTCCCTGTATAACTTGGAGTTCTCCAAACCCAACATCGCCTCGACTGTCCTTAGAATTAGCGACCAGAACGTCAATGCGAGACAGATAGTATTCCACTTGATTTAATGTAATCGATGATGCGTTTTGTGGTAAGTCAACGCCTGCAAAATCAGTTAATACTGAAGGTCTAAAGTCTAAAACATCTCTCAAAGAAATCTTTTCTCCAGCTCCTGTCGTATGTGTAGGGATTTCGTCATATACATCATAAGAATTTGCAGAAAAATAACCATCAGAATTGTCATGTTCATAATGATCGATTGTTACTTTAACTTCTAATCCATTATCATAGGACGGATAACTATATTCATTTTTCATAGTTACTTTGACGAAATCATAATAATTATCTTTCTGACCACCATCAAAAGAAAATTGATGGGTAATATCTACAAAAGATCCACCATCAATTTTTAGCTCAACTTTCTTAAGAGATATTCCATCAACTACACTTAGACTTATTGTTGATGGGGGTGTTGTTGGTGTTGAATAGGGGAATGTAAAGTCCACATCCATTCTTTTTGTTTTACCTTTTTTATCCTTTGATACATTATCATATACTAAAGCGACATATGTTTTACTTACGTCTAGACCAGTATACGTTCCTGTAGGACTTGCAGCGATAGCAATTATTGGCCCATCGGTCTCAGCAAGTATCCAATTACTAGGTTCAACATAACCACTAAGTGATAAGGTTCCGTCAGACTGAGGTGATAAATTGGACAAATATTTTTGTACTGTGTATGAAGCAGCACCAACTGTTTTTGGGGAAGATGATGGTAAAGGAAATAAAAGATTATTTGATGTGGTTCCATGAATACTATTGTCTGATACTGGAATCAAGTTACTGGAATCCGAATCTTGTAGATGTGTAACATTTCCAAAACTTTGATCAGAATTCATTTGTATGTTGAATATGTAAGCTCGGTATCCGACAGCATCTTGTTCTATTCCTCTAAGGTTTGCAGTTCCTATAGTAGTTGAGGCCGCCATTAAATTAACTGCACCGAAAACATCAACTTGACCTAATCCTTGCGTATTATCTGGATCAATATAGACATAATTTCCGAAAGTCGCTGGAACGGATTCGGATGTTTTAGTTACAGTCTGTCTCGCCTTTGGTACTGTTATATCTGTCGCACCAATCTCTAAACGATAACCATCAACGTAAGCGATACCATCGGTCACATCTAAGTTTAAATTATCTGCATCTTTTTCTTCGAATACAGCCTTAAATTCATCGACTACATAATCACCTGATTCTTCTTTTGTTCTTTGTGCGAGTAGATGATTGATTCTATTATACGCATCAAAGGTGTTTACTTCACGTGTGATGATACCGTCTACTACACGTGCAACAAATACGAAGTTTTGATCTGAATCGATTTGATCTAAAGTTGTTGGAGTAAGTTTTATTTGATATCGGTGAGCGCCAGGTGAACTAGTATTTGGATACTCACCCTGATTATCGAATAATTCATCATCATCACTTTCTGTAATTATTTTTTGTTCTATCAGAAATCCAATATCCGCTGTAGGTGTAGAACTATACTTGTCTATGAAAGAACTACCACCTTCCATATAAACAAAGTGACCTTGTACAAAAAAGTCTCCAGCAGAAAAATATGCTTTTGTCGCCCTTCCTGATATTGGATAAGATGAAATATCTGAAGATACTGTTAAGGTTATATCACCACTTGTCAATGTATCTCCAGCTAAAACTCGTGGAGCTACAGTTGTGTCTGTTACTGCTGATGTGTTAGTATATTGTACATAAAGTGTTTGTGGATCACTATTGACAGAATCTACTTTTTCAAGTACTTTAAACTCAATAGTCCCATTTGAAAAAACTTGATTAACAGTAACAGAAGAAAAATCACTTGATGCGCTTAATCTAATATATTCTATCTTATTATCTACGGTTGCGCCGCCTGGATTTATTAACGCACCTTCTTTGAATATGTTACGACCAAATCGAGCAATCTCTTCCTGAATGATTGTTTGCGATTCAATAAGTTCTCTTGCCTGTAGAGCTTTTCCAGAATTGAATAATACTCTATGATACCCTTTATTGGGATCATAAAAGTCTCGATAGGTTTCTTTAAAAATTTTATTTGTAAATTCTTCTGCCATGATTTATCCTAAACAGTAATTACGACTTTGATATCTTCCTGCTGTTCTGCATCTCGTCTTATTTTAGTTCTATTTTCTATATACAAAACATCTCCAGAAAATCTATCTATACCGTTTTTCAATGATATGGAACTTATTTCCGCTGATGTGGGAACTCCTGATTGTACTACGACTTCTCCAACTTGAAACTGTTTGAATCCAGTAGACTCGTTTTGGTTATAGAATACTGTGGTTCCATCATTATCATTAACAATGGCTTGAGCTCCAGTGATAGAACCTACTATCGTTCTACCATTTTCAAATGGAGATGTTATTTGTAATGTCATAGATGGTAAAACTTTATTTGATACTGCTGTATACAACACATCTTGAGTATCATTTGGATTCTTCAATACACCTATTTGTCTAAAAGTATTTTCTACTATGAAACTTCCGTTTTCAGTTCCGTCTGGTTTTATGTTCATAAGAATAGAACTTGATTTTAAATCATCAGTTGGATTATATCCTAATCCATATGAACTTGTTACTACTGGTCTAACAACGCAATCGGTTCCTACTCCACCAATTGACACAGAGGCATAAGTATAATTCTGACCGTAGTTTGTCATTTGGATTTGTGTAACTACACCAGCTACAACACTCGCTGTCGCTTCAGCTCCAGTACCATCACCCACGATATTAACTTCGGTCGTATTATCAGCAGCATACCCAGAACCACCAGCAGAAACTACCATTCTAGTAATTTGTCCACCCACTGCTCCAGCCTTAACATTAAATTGTAAGTCCTCTATCGCATCACCGCCAGCAAGAGAACTTTCAGCCTCTTGCGTTGGAATATGATTACCTGATAAGAATTGATATATTCTTTCTGGTGTAATTGAGTAAAGAAACTTCCAAGAATAGTCATCACTCGTGGTAAAAACATCGGTATAAGGAACTCCTAAAGTTCCATAATTTGGTTCTATCACTGAAGGTTTTGGAGTTCCGTCCGTATTCTTGCCGTGATCAATACAGACATAGACTTCTTTCGCATCGTTCATTATATACCAAGAGGTAGGTTCTGTCCCATTTACAGGCCTCCCACTTTCAGAATCGTCCCAACCAGCATATATAGTTCCAGATGACCAATTAACTCTTTTCGCTACATACGTTGCGCCTTCAACCTTTTTGATTGATTGTAGGTTGTTACGGAACTCTCTTTCTTCACGAGAGGAATCTATTGGGGTTACTACAGTATCGGAATCATTGTACGTGTCACATTTTCCAATACCGATATAGTATTCATTTGACGAGTTTAAAATATCTGTCAGAATGTCTCCCGAAAGATTTTTACCCATTGTTTTTCTTACGATAGCTGGCATTTTACTGTCCTGTTAAAAACTCTTATATTATATATAGTATTTAGTCTTATGGTTAATATTTATCAAGATAAATTACCTAATTTCACTCTAACATTTCCACTAGAGTCAAATATACTTAATAATGTATCCGTTATTTCCATGCGAGCCCCTGACTGATCAGTGCCCACATTAAGGTTTCCTGTTACCTGAGTATTTGCTAATTTCACCGTATCTCCTGATACTTCGAAAGGTGTCTTAGTTCCATTACTAGTTTTTAGTTCAAAGTCATTCGCTTGAATTGTAAAAGAAGATACATCATTACCATTAATAACTTCGAATCCAGTGAATGTGTTTCCATCATCTAGTGCGACAAAGTATCTTTGATTGATTTCAGAAATAGCACTATCGTTGGCTTGTGTTGTCTGAGTCAACCCTGCTTGTGCGGTTATTACTTGACCCAGAGAACCATTCGCAGAATCTAGAAGTGCGGTCTCAAAGGTGGTTATTTCACTCTGTGCGATACTGGCAATACCAGCACTATCAATTGTAACAATCTGATCTATTTGATTTTCTACATCTGTTATAAGAGAATCAATACTTGAGTCCGTACCTAAACCAATCTGATTTCTGAATGTAGTTAGTTTTGAATCTGTAATACTTCTGACACCACTACTGTCAAGAAGAATAAGATTGTCGATTCTATCTTCTACATTGTTTATTAACGCTGGAACGTCTGAATCGGAAGTCAAACCGACAAGTGTTCTAAATGCGGTGATTTCTTCGTTAGCGATAGTTGTTATTTGACTATCTGTTCTAATTTGATTAGATAGCCTTGATTCAGCATCGCTAATTAGTGTTGAAACATTGGAGTCTTCTCCCAAACCAATAGTCGTTCTAAATGCATCAATTCGCCCATTAGCGATGCTTGTTATTTGACCATCCGTTCTAATTTGATTAGTTAGTCTCGATTCAGCTTCACTAATTAGCGTTGAAACATTGGAGTCCGCCCCCAAACCAATAGTCGTTCTGAATGCGTCAATTCGCCCATTAGCGATGCTTGTTATTTCATCATTTGTTCTAATTTGATTAGTTAGTCTCGATTCAGCTTCACTAACAAGATCTGAAATGTTAGAGTCTTCACTAATTCCCATATCTGTTTTAAATACAGTAATCGCGTTGTTCGCAAGTGCTAATACTGAGGCGCTATCTTGAATATTCTGTGAAAGTTCTTGACGAGCGCTTGAATTTACTCCTCTATCACTGTCGAGGTTTGACTGTAAAGTTGTAATCTTAGATTGAAGTGCATTAAGACCCGTAGAGTCATCTGTAATATCTTGTTCTAAACTATCGATAGCATTAAAAATAGCACCGCCACTATCTACAGTTGCTTCAAGTGCGGTTATGTCTGATTGAACAACTGTCATGCTGGCGCTATCTACATTAACACGTGCGGTCAACGCACTTAATGCTGTGATAGTTGCTTTTTCACCGACTGTGGTTGTTAACTCTGACACATCTGACTGTAATGTGTCTAATAGACCAGCCTCTGAATTGACTTGTGACTGTAATCCAGAAACAGCAGAGATACGAGCGTTTGTTTCGCCAGTTAAGTTTGTTGTTAATGTTGATAT